ACTTGCATAATGGCTACTTTTCCATCAATCACACCAACATACGGACAACAGAAAAGATCTGCACCAAATACTAGAACAGTTCGTTTTGCTGATGGGTATGAACATAGAATATTATTTGGACTTGCTGCTCATCAAAATCCTAAGATATTCAATCTTACTTTCAATGTTTCAGAAACGGATGCGGACACCATAGAAGGCTTCCTTGATAGTCGTGCCAATGATAGTGCCAGCTTTACTTTTACTCCACCAGGAGAAGGTTTTACAAAAACAGGAACTTACTCTCAATCAGGTACTACTGTAACAATTACGATTACAAGTCATGGTGTAGCTGTAGGAGATGAACTTACTATTGATTACACCTCTGGATCTGCAACCGATGGTACTTTTCTTGTCGCTTCGGTTACTGATTCAAATGTCTTTACTGTCACTGCTGCTGCTAGTGCTACCAATAGTGGTAATGTTTCGATTACTTTATCTGGTGCTGGTCAATATGTTTGCGAGAACTGGAATAAATCTATACCATATAACAATAGAGCAAC